TTTCAATTCCTTTGCTTTTCATATATAAATAGTTCTTCATTCCTTGCTCTGCCGAAAACTCTATTTCTTCTTTACTAGGTTTTTGTCCAAACTTGCCAGGTATTACATCTAGGTTAATTATATTTATCGACTTGCTTTTTACTTTGCTAACTTCCTTTTTTATGTATTCAACATACTCGTCTAAATCAATTTGTTTGTTTTTAGTCCAGGCTGTAAATGCTCCAGAATCTATTAGAATGTTTCTATCTGCAAATTGTGTATCATTGCACTTTTTAACATAAGCATAACTCCAAAGAATGTTACTTGCTCCATTTTTTGCTACCCATTTAGCTTCTGTGATTCCAGTACACGAAAAAAACATTCTCATTTTTTATATGCCCATATATTTAAATTACGTTTTCTGCCTTTTAATACTCCTAAATGTTTAAATCCATAATTTTTATAAAATTCATTACTTGCATTATCTATTGGACACTTCAGAACAATTATTCCTCGATTAGATAAGGATTTAATTAACTGAGAACCAATTCCTTTTTTTTTATAATCTTCTCTGACAACTATTTCATATAAAGTAATTGTCTTGTTCTTTTTTTTATGAAATTTACACAACCCAACAATTTCTCCGTCTTGTTTATAAACTAATAATTCTTTATTTTTAATTGATTCTCTAACTGCTGGTTTTAGTACAAATCCAACTTCTTTTGAATATTTATTAAACAATTTATAAATTTTGTCTAATTCTTCTTCATCGTAAAACGCTTTATTTTCAATCATTTCTTCATATCGAAACTTCTGAATAGATATTCATACTTTTCGTAGTCTCCTTTTATCACTAAAGGCTTAATTGCTATTCCTCCTCTGCTATTAAAGTCTCCGTACACTCTTAATGCTTTGGGATTAATTTTCTCTACAATATCTTTCGCAATTCTATTCATACAATCCTCGTGAAATTCTCCATGGTTTCTAAAACTGTACAGATAAAGTTTCAAAGATTTGCTTTCTATCATTAATTTGTCTGGAACGTAAACTATCTCCACCTTTGCCCAGTCTGGTTGTCCTGTTACTGGACATAGACTTGTAAACTCGATTTCTGGCATTACGAAAGGAACTAGATAGTCTGTGTCTTGGTGTAAATTCGTAAATGTTTCCAATATCTCTTTATCTGGTTTATCAAATTCGTAGTTAGTATTCTTTCCTAGTTTTGTTAAATTAGTTGTGTTACTCATATTTTGTTGGGTCATTTATTTTAAGTAGTTCAAACGCCTCTTTTCTCTCTACACAAGTTCCGCACTTTCCACAATGTAATTCTCCTCCTTTATAACAAGACCAAGACTTTTCGAAAGGTACTTGTAACATTTCTCCGATATTAACTATTTCTGATTTACTAATCTCAACAAACGGAGCAAAAACTTCAACATCTCCGTAATCTTTAGTCGCTAATTGTGAGCAAGTATTTACTGCACTTATAAATTCCTTTCTACAATCTGGATAGATTGCGTGGTCTCCTGAGTGAACTCCTGTTATTACTGTATTAAATCCAATAGAAACTGCCCAAGCTATTGCAATGTTTAACATAATCGCATTTCTATTAGGCACAACTGTTGAACGCATTGTTTCATCTGTGTAATGTCCTTCTGGTACTTCTCTTTCATCTGTTAGGCTTGAAGACAACAATTCAGTTAAGACTGTTGAATCTACTATCTTGTGTTCTATCTTTAATTCCTCACAGACTTGTTTTGCGTAATCCAGTTCCTTTTTGTGCTTCTGACCATAATTAAAAGAAATTGCTTTCACTTCTTTATATTTCGCCATTGACCAATATAAGGCAGTTAAGCTATCCATTCCTCCTGAATAAATTACTACCACCTTTTTGTCTTTGTGTAGAAGCATTTTTATTTAATAAGATTTAAAAATTCCTCCTTAGCACTTGCGTCTTGTCTAAACACTCCTTTAATCTCGCTCGTTATCGTTTTAGAGTTAATCTTTTTAACTCCTCTCATTACCATACACAAGTGAGTTCCTTCTACTACTACAATCACTCCAACAGGTTTTAATTCTTCTTGAATAAATTCTGCAATTTGTTTCGTCATTCTTTCTTGTATTTGCAATCTTCTCGAATAAGCTTCAACTATTCTTGCAAACTTTGAAAGTCCTAAAACTTTTCCGTTTGGAATATATCCTATATGAACCTTACCAAAGAACGGCACCATGTGATGTTCACAATGTGAAAAATAATCAATGTCTTTAACTACTATCATTTGGTCATAATTCTCACTATCAAATGTTTTTATAGTTGATTCTAAATCTGCTTCGTATCCACCGAATAATTCTCCATAAGCCTTTATTACTCTTTTAGGTGTTTCTAATAGTCCTCCTCTGTTTGGGTCTTCTCCGATATATTCTAAAATCCTTACAATGTTTTCTTCTATCGTTTCGTCTTTTTCCCAAGGAAATACAATCCACTTATCTTTGAACTCTGGCTGTTCTATTTTGTTGAATAAAACAAAATGGTCAAATCCTTGCTCTTTATACTTTGCCATCGTTCTACCTGAATCTATTAAATCATCAACTATTAATGTTTCTCCAACTTTTATTTCTGCTTCATTTACTTCTGGTATGTCAAAAAGTTCCTGTATTCTTTTAACTACTTGGTTTCCTCCTCTTGGTATTCCGTAAATATTTACAAAACCTTCGAACTCTTGTTTTCTGCTGTAAATAATATCGCTTATCTCATATTCCGTAACAAAATACTTCATATTGTGGATAACTAAATTAAATTCCTCTTAATGCTCCGTTGAAAATTATATTTTGTAATCTCGGAGTCGTTTGTAAGTTATATTTCAAAAGTGAATCTCTTATCGCTTCGTATGCTACAAAGTTTTCTTCTTTGGTAACTCCTTCTGGCATAATCCAAATTTGTTCTCTTGGTAAGAATCCGTACTCTGCTAAAACATCTTCAATGTCCTGTGGACTACTGCAAACAAACTTGAAACAAGAACTTGGCTTTGACGAAATCGCTAGTAAAGCATTCTCTCTAAATCTTGCAATTTTAGAGTTTCCGCTACTATCTAATTTAGGTGAACAGTTAAAATGAACATTAGGATTTGTTAAAAGTTCCTCTTTAGGCAATATAGTTCCGTTAGTTTCAATCTCTACTTCAAAGTCTGGATTTTCTTCGATCCAAGTTACTATCTCTTTTTGTTGTAACATTGGCTCACCTCCTGTGAAAACGATTCTTTTTACTTCTGTATCAATTCCTTTACTTCTTTGGTCATCGAAAACAGATTCTCTCAAATCCGTTCTGTTTAGTAATTTAGGTTCGCTCCAAAATTCTTTTTCATCTGCTTTCCAAGTGTACCAAGTATCGCACCAGCTACACCTTAAATTGCACTTATGAAGTCTAACGAAAGTAGTTACTTTTCCTAATCTCGTTCCTTCTCCTTGTATTGTTGTGAAAATCCAATCACCTGACACCAAGAAAGTGTCTGGAACTGGTTTCAAGTTATTAATTTCTTCTTTTGTAGGTTTGTATCCTCCTGAACAATCACTTGCTTTCAAAGGTGTTTGATTTATTGGTTCCACGCTTGAGAATTACTTGTTTCATTTATTTTAAGTACTGCTTTTAATCCTGTTTTTTCTTCAATCAAGTCTCTTAATGCAATGATTATGTTTTCAACACTTGGTATGTACTCTACAACTCGAAATCCTGGTAAATTTTCTACCGTCTTTAAGAATGGGTCTTCTTCATAAATTAAAAACTGATGGTCTAAATAGTCGTTTATAATTCTTTTAATATCTCCGAAATCAATTACAAATCCTTTCTGGTCGTCAATTTGTTCTTCTTCAAAATCTATAATAACTTCTATCTGGTAATTGTGTCCGTGAAAATTAAAGCAACCTCCTTTGTGGTTTGGTAGTCTGTGTCCTGTTGATACTTCTATGTATTTTTTTAGTTTCATTTTTTCTTTTTAACTGTTCTTTTCTTTTTTACTGTCTTCACTTCTTCCACAACTTCAACTAAATTCATATCGACTAACTTCGTTTTCCTTGCTTCTGATACTTCTAATTCTTCTCCGATTTCAACACTTCTTTTTTCTACAATATCGAAGTATTTCCTCTTTACTCTTATTTTATATTTCATAATATTAATTAATAAATATTGCTACACCTTTTTCGATTAATTCTTTTGCTCTCATTTTACTCACTTCTAGCTCTCTGTTTTTGAGTATTCTCTTACCTAAAAGTATATCATTATATGTTCTGATTGTCTTTACTGTTATAGTTTCTGGCTCTATTATTTTGGTCTTTTTTTCCTTTCCAACCTTTCCAATAAGCTCAATCCAAGCTTCTTCTGTGCCAACTGGTTTATGTTCAAACTTTGGAATATTATTATAAATTTTCCGTATAAATTTATCATCAAACTTCTTTAGTTCCATGTCTAAAATGTAACCAGTTTTTCCTTCTTCGATTTGTTCGTAGGCATTTTTAAAGTTCGTTGCAATTACTGGCGTTCCTACCGCCAAAGATTCCATAATAGCAAAAGCCCAGCCTTCAGTATCTGATAATTGAACTGAATAATCTGCGTCTGCTACCATATGTTCCAAGCCTTTTCCGTTTCCTCTAAACACCACTTCCTGAACTCCTTTTAGTTGATTCTTAATCCTATCTACATAAGCTTTGTCTAATCCATCTCCGTAAATATTCCAGTCAAAAGGTATTCCTGATTCTTTTAGCTTTAAAGCCATTTTTACAATCCTTGAAAATCCTTTTTCTTTCCCAATCCTTGAAGTCGTTATTAACCTCAATACTCTTTCTGGTTTTACTTCATCATCTAATAAGTAGTGAATCACTTTGCACTTTTCTCCGTACCTTTCCTCGAAAGTCTTCGCAATGTTTTCTCCTCCTGCCCAATGTTCACTAACTTCTTCCAATCTTTGGTACTTAAAGTTCCAATGCTTCTCAATTCCTTGAAAGTCTGCGTGTACCATTTGAACATATTTCTTCGCTTTAATGTTCTTAACTGGTCTTTTTCCCCAAGCACTTGAAAAAATACACAAGTCTGTTTCGAATTTCTGACCAGTATAAATTACTACATCAACATATTTTCGTAACTTCGCAAGTTCTCCTGAATCTCCTCCATCACAAACAAAAGTTATGTCATAATATCTAGACATTCTCTTGCAGAAGTTTAAGTTAAAGGATTCAACTCCTCCTGTTTGATTTTGGTAAGAGTGATATAAAATTATTCGCATATAAGTAAGTAACAGTATTTTATTGATAAAGCGTTCATTGCACTTATTCTATGACTTCCATCTATTAAAACGTATTTTCCATCTTCTTCATAAGCTGTTAGTCCTCCGTAAATCTTTCCGTTTATCACTCTTAACTTGTCTTCTTTTTCTTCTGAGTATCCGTTTTTAATACTTTTAATTATCTCTCTAAACTTCTGTGTCCTATCTAGTAAATCTTCTTCTGTGTATAAGCTTTTCCAAACGTGTCCGTGTTTATCCAAGTTCTCTTTTAACCATTTATAATAACCACTTTCTTTGAGTTCTGTTTTACTATCTGCTAATTCTTTAGCATATCCCATAAAAGGTATATCTAAAATAGGCTCTAACTTTCCAAATTGTTTTGTGTAAATTTCTTTAATTGGTACTAACTTCCGCATTGTCTAATAATTGAAATACTATTGCCAATAAAATTCCGCCAACTCCTAGCTCTAAATTTGTCCAAGCAACTAGCATTAAATAAAATAAAATTATCATCAATCTTCAATAACATTTAAAAACTTTTCTTATTGATTTTGGGTCGTGTGGACTTGGTGATACTCCGTAACATAAACAATTCTTGTAATACTTATCCACAATTTTATAAGTCTGCTCTTCTGTTTTGGTATGGTAAATCGGAGAACTTCCTTTAACTGGGTATTCCATTATCAAAACCTTCGCCAGTTTAGAGTAATGCTTAACTGCTCTCTCGAAATCTTCGTAATCTAAAATATGAAAAGTTGATAACGAAATCGCTATATCAACCTTCTCCTTCCAATCAAACAAATTCATTAATCTAAAGTCGGCTTTAGGAAAATTCTTCTTCGCTAATTCTATGTATTCTTTGCTTGTGTCTATTCCTGTATAACTTTCAATTTCTTGAAGCTCTAATAATGGTAGAAGCAATCCTTCGTTGCAACCAATATCTAACACCTTTTTTCCAGTCCAAAAGCTTTCTGGCTCCGTTATAGCGTTAAATTTAAGCAATATCTTCTCCTCTGTCTGGTACTTTGGTGTCATATTAGTATTAAAGATGAACTAGGTAATTTAAAATACTTTTCAAGTTTCTCAACACTTCCAACACTTATTGAGAATCCTTTTCTTTCTTTTATAGTGTAACTCATTTGAATATTTAAATCCTCAAAGTATTCAATCAAAGCTCTTGTGTTTCTCGGAACTCCTGAACACAGATTAAAAGTTCCATAAACTTCGTTCGTTAATCCTTCTTCTAATATTCTTACAACATCTGAAACGTGAACATAATCTCTGTAATAATTATCTGGATTATATATCTCAATCGGTCTTCCTGTTAGAAGTTTATTAATTAACGAATCACTAAATCCTTGTCCGTAAACATTAAAGATTCTAAATACCAAAGCGTCATCTCCTAAAAATTGTTCTGCGTCATATTTTGTTTTTGCATATAAACTTCTCGGATTTATGTTCTCTGTCTCCTTGTTTGGTAGCACTTCTTTCTGGTCGTATATTGAACAGGTTGAAGCGAATACGAATTTTTTAAGTCCATATTCTTTCGCTGTTTCATACATCACTTTCGTTGCTTCTGTGTTTACCTGCTTTAGCTTCGCAACATCATCTCCAAAAGTTAATCCTGCTAAATGTATTATTCTTTCTGGCTTTAACTTCTTGATATACCTCTCAACTACTTTGCTGTCTGTTAAATCCAATTCGTCTTTAGTCGGTCTTGCTCTTTGTATCTCTAAATGAGTTCCAATTCTTCCACTCGAACCTGTGATTAAATTCATAATCCTAATTTTTTAAATAGATAAACAACATCTTTGTCTCCTACTTTGTGCTGTAAACTTTTCGCTAAAAACTTCTCTAATATCTCTGGAACTCTTTTCTTGTTCTTAAAACATTCTTTAATCTTATAAACTGAATCATCTTCTGTTTTCTCCTTTACCATGTCTAATTCTTCAATCATCTTTTCGCCTTTCCTAAGTCCGACAATCTCTATTCCTGAATCCGATTTAGTTTTCTCTATTAATTTTTCAGCAAGTTCATAAATTGAATAAAGCTGACCCATGTCTAACCAATAAATTGAGCCTTGTTCTCCAATCTCTTTTGCTTTTAAGATTAAAGAAACTGCTTCGTTCTTGCTCATAAAATACCTGCGAATCTTTTTATGAGTTACTGTTAAATTCTTTCCGTCTTCAATTTGTTTTAGCCAAGTATTAACAACACTTCCGTTTGACTGAATCACGTTTCCGAATCTTACGCTTATTCCTCCTGCGTTCTCTACAATAAGTTCACACAACCTTTTTGTCATTCCCATATATGATGACGGATTAACTGCTTTGTCTGTTGATACCAATACAAAATTCTCTGCTTTTGAAAGTTTAATCATATTCATTACTCCACCGACATTATTGTTAAAAGCTTCTAATGGATTCTCTTGCATAAGTGGAACGTGCTTATATGCTGAGGCGTGTATTATCGTTTTAGGTTTAAAATCTTTGAGTATCTTTTTCATTGCAGGACTTTTCACGTCTGCAATTTTATAAGTGGCTTGTTTTCCTAACTCTTGTGAAATTTGAAATAGTCCATTCTCATACCAATCAACTATCAGAACTTCTGCGTTCAAGGAAATTAATTTTCTTGCTAATTCGCTTCCAATACTTCCTGCTCCTCCTGTTACTAAAACTCTTTCGTTTATATTCTTTAATTCAATCTTTCGTTCTTTTCTACCAAGTAAGCCTAATATATCTTCATCAGTAAACTTCTTCAATGAACGGTATTTCATAAATCTTGTACCTTTTAATTACATAATATATAGCCATAAGTTCACAAGTCGCACAAACCTGAAATTCTAAATCGTCATATGTCAGAACGAAAGTCCTCATCTCTCTTATGTATCTCTAGCAGTTTTTGAAAGTTTCTGAAGTTAGGCTCTGAAGCTCCGTTTCTCCAGTTGTGAATAGTAGTGTTAGTTACTCCTATTTCTCTTGCGAGTCTTGTTAATCCAAACTTCTTTCCTGTTTGAATATCGAGTATTCTTTGTAATGTTTTTTGTGAGTAGTCCATATTTTATTATTTAATATTTTTAACGGTTAGTCAAGTTTATTTTTTATGTTCTGAATTAAGGTTTCCATTTTAGATTTGTACCAAACATCGAAAGCCAATAACGAGTTCTCTTGCTTCCATTTAACAAACAAAACTGCTCTCAATCTTTGGCTCGGTGTTTTAGTTCCTGTTTCTGCTAATTCTTTTGGTAATTCTTCTTCCTGAATTTCGTTCATAGAAAAAGCTAACCAACCTTGCGTTCCTCTTATATCTCTCAAAGCTACAAACTCTGGATTCGAAAGCTCTCTTGTCTCGAAAGTTAGTTTCGCACTTCTATCTTTCAAATCATTAACCGAAACTAATCCTGCTGGTAAAGTTATTATGTTCATTTGTTTAAATAAAAACTAAACAGCGGTGGTCTGCGGTCTGCCATGTCTGAGTCGACTTCGTTCATGGCTAATGCGTAACTTACCGACCTAGTGCTACGTTTGCACATTTCCTCTACGCCCTCTTTTCGGTCAAGCAAACCACCTGTGTTTGGCTTCTATTTAATCATCTATTCTTTTTTTAAGAGCTTCTCTAATCCTTAACTCCTTAAACAGGTTTGGCATATTATGTCTTTCAACCTTCAACTTTTTAATGATGTTTTGAATATGACTAGTTTCCAATTTGTCGTATTCTATTTCCTCGCCACTCTTTGTTCTCCAAATCCATTGTCTATCTAGCTCCGCTAGGTCTGCATACAAGTCCCATTCATCTGGTGGTTCCTGATAAATTGAATCTATATAGCTCATATCAATCATTTAATAAGTTAGTTATATCTTTTTAAGAGCTTCTAAACTGCTTCCTTAATCTCTTTAACTTTTCCCAACTAATTAGAAAAATAGCTTCGTTTTTTCTAATCTTTGCGTAGTCCCACCAAGTAAAGTTTCTTATGTCTTCTGGGTTTTTTAGTGTCCACGCTATTGGCATTTTGTCTTTCACTATCCCAATCATTTAATAAGTTAGTTATCTTTTCCTAATTTGAATTTTGTAACCTCTTGGTCCTTGCCAGTCTTTAACTTAAATCCTTTCTTTATCGGTATAAGTTTATTGTCCTTAAAAAGGAAACCTTTATCTTCTTCCATTTCCCATTCGTTTTCTTCAAGACATTCTTTATATCCCTCTATCTTTCCTTGTGTATAATAATGCCTTATCACTTCCTCTATCCATTGCCACACATCTTGTGCTGAATTATTATCTATCCACCATTCATTGTTATAGACTGGTTTTACAAACTCTTTTAGAAACTCCTCTTTCTTCTCTGCTATTTCTTTGTCTGTCATTTGTTTTCGTTAATTAAAATTAATTCATTTTCATATAAAGCATAAGACGGCAGTCCTTTTTTATACTCCTTAACTCTATTTACCTCTATAAATTTTCTCCAGCTACAATAACCAACTATGTATAATTCTTGTTCTGTTTTAAGATAAACTGACATATACAAATCTTTTGGTTTACTATCTACGACTGATTTAATCGCTAACAACATATTATTTTCTCCGTAATCCTGATTCCTCGTTTTAACGTCTATTGTGAGCCACTTGTCTTTTTGTAATATCATAAAATCAAACCTGTCTGCTTTCTCTATCGGTGTTGTATCAAGTTCGTATTTAACACTCTTTTCATTAAAGAAACTTTTAACTGCTTCTTCTCCCAATTTTCCTTCAAACATCTTTTGGAAATTATCCTCGACTGTATGATATGAATATTTATTATTAATGTAATTTTCTTTTAATCTAGCAATCTCTCTTGCGTGTTCAATTTGTTCGTCTGTCAAAATTATTTTATACACTTGTCTTTGTTAATAATTAGAGCTGTGCTTGATACAGCTTTCGTACCAATCAAAGTCCTTGTTGTAATCATACCCATTATCTAATAACCATTTTCGCCTACTCTCTGCTATCTCTTTGCTGTGGTCTTTTTCTGCGTAGATAGCACAAAGTTCCTTTGTTTGCTTTTCTAGTCCCACATTGAGAAACCTGAATACCAGTATTAAAGCAATTCCAGCAAATCCGATAATCGCAATCACTATTAATATTTTATCCATTTTAGTAATCTTCATTTAAGAGGTCTTTATGTTACAAATCTCTACTCTTAGGTCGAATAAAAGTTCTCCTAATACTTCGTCTAGTTCAAAGAAATGTTCTGATGATAAAAGTCCTTGTTTGTACATATTGTAAAATTGCTCTTTTACTGTTTCTAGTAAGAAGATATTTCTTTCTAGGTATGTTTTTTTTGTTGTCATTAGCTTATGGTTAAAATCTCTGTTAAGCGTATATACTTCTTTCTAATCTGTTCTGATAACTCGAATATCTTTTTTTCTTTTTCACTTCCTTTTTCTTCAAACTTTCCTTTGTCGAAAGTTTCTCTGTAAGACTTTCTGACCTTTGCCAATCCAAACTCGGCTTCCAACACTCCGTTCGTATTTTCTTCAAAGTTTAAGTTTAAATCCTTTATATGCTTTTTAACTTTCTTCTCAATCGCTTCTAGCCCTTTTCTTTTAATAATAATCATTGACAAGGCTTCTGTTATTTCTTTCGGAGTAGACTTTTTTAAATCAATTATTTCTCCTGTCTGCATATTCATTAGTTTGTTCATCTTTATTCGTTAAAATCTAAATTCATTAATTCCTCGTCTGAAATCTCAACACTCTTTAAACTTTCTTTCTTCTTCTTTGCTTCATCAATTACGCTTACAAACTGTTCTTTTGTTAAAACTTTTCCTGCTTCTGTAATTTCTGGTTTCAACTTTTCTAAATCTTCTTTGAGAATCACATTTTTAATTTTAATCCTCAATCTTGAAGCTAAAACATCATCACCTATTTTACCCAAGATTGTTTTTTCCTCTTTCACTTCTTCTTTATTATCTCTAGTGTCTGCGTCTTTTGTATCGTCTATTAAGAACATTCCGTTTAACGCATACTTTCGAGAGTAACTTGAACTGCTTCCTGAAATCTGACTTCCGTCCATTCCTTTTTTTACTTCTTCTTCTCTAGCATAAGCTTCAGTTGCAACTGTTTCTTTTCCATCTGTTAAACTTGCAGTTGCTTTGATGTAATATCTTGCTCCAATTAATACAACTTCGTCTGATAATAAAAGTGTTAAACCATTTTCGGCTAACAAAGGTTTGAGTGCTTCTTGTACATCCTCAGCACTTCTGTAATAAAAGTTGGAGAATTTGTTATAATTGTTTTTAGGAACTCTTAATTCGCTTTGAATCTTAACCAGTTTATCGTGAATTGATAGTTCCTTTTCCTTTATTTTTTCAGGTGTTTGTTTCACCGTTTTTTTCTTTTCCATTTGTTAAATAATTAATAAATTAATTATACTAAATATTAAATAAACTTACAACTCTAAATCTCTCATTCTGTCAAAATCATCGTGTTCGTCTTGTTTTTTCCAGAACTCGAATAATTGATGTTCTGTAAAAGCGTAATCACATTTTTCGCAGTAGTAAACATCGTCTTGAACTTCATCTATATAGTCTCCACATTCTGTGCAATGTTGCCAATTAAGTTTTTTATTCATTGTCTGTGTCTAATGTTCGTAAGTTGTTAACAAACGAATTAAATAAATTAAAATAAGCGTAATATTGTCCTTGCTGAATTTCCTTCTCTATTGTTTCAGGTCTTCCAAAATCTTTAGTCGCTTCGTCTATTGCTTCGCTAAACTTGTTAGTGCTTTCGTAAATATCGTTGTAATAGATATCTACAAGTCCGTCTGAATATTCGTGTACCATATCTTCTAAATCATCATAGTTTGAACAATATCCTATACAGTCTGTTATGAAATCGTCTAAAAGTCCATCTGCCTCTCTAAATTCAAAGACTAACAATCCTGCTACGTTTGTTTTCTCTTTTGCTTTCCTTAATGTTGTTTTGCTTATTTTCATTTTTTAAAATTAAGAATTAAAAATTTCTTTCAATTGAGAATAGTTTTTCATAATCTCGATTATCTTTTCTTTTGGAAGTCCAGATAAATCTTGCACTATTTTCGTATCGAACATATTAGTTACTCCTAACTTTCTTATATATTCGTAATTTAAAAACTCTTGTTTTGTTATTTTCATTTTAAAAAATAAAAAGTAAAATTCTTCCAATCAGCTATCAAATTTTCATCTGATTCGTTGATGACTTCAGCTACTTTTGTTTCGCTGAAACTTCTTCCGTATATTTTTTGCATCTTGTAAAAAAAATAAATTAAATTAAAGTATCTATTGCTTCTAATAATTCATATGCATAATACCTTGTATTAACAGAATAATAACTTTCTGAGGTGTCAAGAGATATTCTGTGTTCACCTATTTCACATTTTAATTCATAACCTTTTTTTCCATCGTGTCTGCTATTTACATATACATTACCTGCACTACTGTATTCAACTGTGTTTTGACTTTCATAAAACCAAGTTCTAACTCCCAATTCCTCTAATAATTCATTTATATTTTTTAATGATGGCATTTTTACTTTCTTTGCATCTAATCCGTAGGTCGCTTTTTCTCTCAATTGCTTTAAGGTTTTTTCTGACTTTTGGCTTAACATTTGTATTATTTAATAATTAATAAATTAATTATACAATATATTTAATAAAATGTCAAATTATATTATATAAAAAAACTTTAATCGTCTAAAGCCAATAAAATATAAATGGGAGTTGGCAATCATCAAGTGATTGTCGAGAACTTCAGCTAACTTTAGTTCAAACTATTGCAGTAGTTTTATAGTTAGTTTAACTCCGCTTCTCTCTTAAATTCTTTCGGCAGATACTCTGTCTAGAATATGCTGTTACTCGAAAATAGAGTGATGCTTTTCAACATCTTTTAAGACCGTTGTAACTTCTCCTAAACCTTTTTCTAGAATGTTTAGAAACTCCAATCTATATTCTATTGTCAAAGGACTTTCAGGCGGACTTTCACCGCCTCGCTTTTATTCTTCTATTCTCTCGAATCCTATTATGTCAATTCCGTCTGCATCATCAAACTTGTTATGTTTCTCTACCTCGTCCATTAAACTTTGCACTATTGCTCCTAGTTTCCAGCTCTCTATAATCTCCGCTATAAATGTTTCGTCTGTATATTCATCTCCTCTTTGTACTCTGTAAGTTACTTTGCATTTTTTTGTCATCTTGTTAAATAAATAAATTAAATTAACTAACTTTGTATATAATTAATTATATACGATATTTAATAGAATGTCAAATGTTTATATATACAATAATTCAACCACCTAAGGCGTCAAAATTGTCGTTTATTCAGGAAATTCTTTTAAGAGTTCTTTTAATTCTAATATTTTCTCTACTACTTCTTCGTTCGTTGGCATATACAGCTTATGTTTCAATTCCATCAGTTCTTGTAATACTCCGTAGCCATAAATCGCTTCTAACCTGTTTATATATACTGATAAATTTCCGCTTCTATATTGATTGCAACCTACGCATTGTCCACGCAAATTTCTCTCATCGTGGTCTAATAACCAGTTTCCAGAAACTCCAGAATGAACACAATGTCCACAATCTAAATTCCTCCAACCAAAATGTTTAAAACAAGTAAAGCAAATTCCATCGCTTTGTTTCCTCACTAATTCCGATTGAAGTTTCCAAGCAAATTTCTTGTTCGTTTTTATATCTCTTTTTAATAAAGCTTCTCTTTTCACTTACTTTCGTTTCTTAATTTTTTAATTAATGCTCTTGCTTCTATTTCGTATTTACCAAACAACTCTAACATAAAATAGTCTCCTTTTCTTGCTCTGATATTTCTTTGTTTTTCATATGTTTCAGCAACTTTAAACATAAAGCAAATTGAGTAATACAAAGTCTCAGGCAATCCAAATTCGTTTATCTTTAAACTTCCAACTCTTTTCCTAGTTCCTTTTTTACTTTTTTTAAATCGCCGTTTTCTTTTACCAAGATATTCATACCTTAATTTTCTACTTCCGAAAAGAGATTTACTACCATCTTTCTGTCTTTGTATTTGTTCAAATTTCGTCATTTTTATATTAACAAATTATTTGTTTAATCTCTTAATACCTTTAATCTCTTTATGTTACTTCTCTTTAATTTTTTATCGCTAGATGCACGAGAAGGTAGAGCTAGGCTTTACTAACTACACCTCTTTTATATCTGAACATTATCCATTTTATTTTCGGTGTTCAAGATAGCTTATTATCTGTACCAAACTGGTCTGCAATTAGCCAGAAGCAAGGAACTCATAATGCGAAAAGTTTACTCCTTGACATTTTCCTTCTTCGTTTCATCGCTGAGACGCTTTCGTGAAGGACATAGAGCTGTGAGTCATCTTATTTAACGTCGAAGTTTGTTATCGACAGCTACTCACCTTTCTATGCAAAGTTAGTTCGCTAAAACACACACAAAAAAATCGCCAATTAATAGCGACTTGTTTCTGCTTGTTTCTTTCTGGAGTTTTGAGTTTTGAGTTTTTTCTGGTATCATTTATTATTGATATATAACACCAATAAGATAACAAGACCTAAAACGAAAGTCAACAGGTCTTGTTTCTTTTTTCTCAAATTTCTTTTAAGAACACGCATGAAAAAAGGACTCTGCTCGAAGTCCTTTTCTCTTACCCATTTACTTTTATCTGCCAATTAATTGTATCAACCATTGATGTAATCTCCTAACATTTCTTGCTCACAGTTAAGCAGAAACATTGCTATTCTTGGGTGTAGAACATCTCCCATTACTGCTGTTTTTTTTACATTCCAACTTTTACCGTCATCTTTACTTCTTTTTGCAATCCAACCTGATGTAGTTCTATAGGCACTCCACATAAATTCGTCATTAACTCCCCAATCGAAAATAGTTGCTGGTCGTAAATGCTCTATCATCTCAAACCTCCATCTCGGAACTTGGTTTAATGTCTCGTTCATTGTCTGTATAGTCCTCTCATTTTATTGTCGCACGGAACTAACTTTCCAATCCAGACTGGATGATGTAATTTATCTCCGTTCTGTTTCACTTCTTCAAAGCTCCAAGCTAATTTTCCTAAATACGGTGGCTGATAATATATGCTCCAATCTTCAACATCTCCTTTAACTGCACACCATCTAACAACATTTCCTGTCTGTTGAATTGGGTAACCTAAAGCGTCATCGAGTAAAATTCCTTGTGCGAATATAGAATCGTTTTCTATTTGTCTAAACATATCTGGTGTCCATTTATAACCTCTGCTTTCTCCTTCCATTTATAAATATTAAAAATTAAGATTATCAAGATTGATATAACCAAGTAACCTCTCTTTCAGTTTTTGAATGGCATACTTGTTGTGTTTTTTTATAAGTCCATTACGACCTTCTTCTCGAATATGCTGATAATAATGATGTTTAGTACACAACGTGATTCCGTTTTCTGGGTCGTTGTACCACTTATTATCTCGATTATGGTCAAGATGACTAGCTTCAAGTCCGCCAATACATTCTCCGTTTCCTTCTTCCACGCACTTGTAACCATCTCTTTTGAGAATTTGCTCTCTAACTCTTGAAGTAAATGCGAATTGACTTAACAACAAACTAGTTACAGCCAAACCACCGTAAAGTAAAAGAGAGCCGAAAAGCTCTCTCTCTGGTTCGGTACTTTTGCCAAACTCATTCAAAACCCAAACACGCCGACAATCAAGTTAAATAGCCAATACGCTATTGTTCCTCCTAGTCCGTAAAGAAAACCTGAAATAATTTTGTTCATTTTACTTCATCTTTAAGAGATAGAAGTAACCAAGTCAAAAGATTGGTGATAATACCTAACACGATTGAGAGATACTTAACCCAGATTCCTTCGATTGCTTCAATGTCCTGAACTAAAGTTGCAACGATTAAAGCTATTCCAGAATAGACAATAATTTTTGCGGGTGTAGGAATCTTGTCGAATCCTTGTCTTGTGCTTTCTAAAAGTTTCATAATTAAAAATAAAAAATAAAATTAGCGTTTAATTATTTTGTCGATTAGTCCTTGCAGGAATTCAGCAAGTGTCAATTAGTCCTTGCAGGAATTCAGCAAGTGTCAATCCTTTGTTCTCTTTACATTTAGCCAAAGCGTCCGAGAGTTTAGTTAGCTCTGTGGACTGATGAACAATCTTCGCTGATTGCTGAGCAACTAACTTGTCTAACTCTGAGAATTTTCCTGCCACATTACTCAATTCATTTTCAGCTATATCTAACTTCAGCTCCAACTGCTTCGATAGCTTCTTGCTATCTTCTAGCTCCAAATTCAACCTGTTTATTTCTGCTGTCTTATTGTCGAGTGAGGACTGTAATTCTTCACTCAAGTTTTTAAATTTATTTCTGTCTGTCGTCATTCCTCCCAAAGCTCCGTTTAGTTTATTTATTTCCGAATCTTTAGTTGCGATAATTTTGTTCGCATTTGCTAATTCTGTTTTCACACTTGCACATGGGTCTACTGGTGCAGGTCTATTATCGTATTGTCGGACAATGCCAGACGCTATAACTTCGTACAAAGCTTCTTCCATTCCAGTATTGATTGCTCCACCATCGTTTCCGACTGACTTGTTACAGAACACTTGCCAAGATGTTCCTTTAGTTACGTTTTTAACAGTTGCGTTTGCGTTTATACTTCCTGAGGTTACTCTCATATACAAATTATTATTTTTCACATAAAGCTCATAGTTAAATGTCATCGGATTTGATGTAATAGGTAAATGTACTCCTTTGTTCAAACCTGTGTAAGCGTTTGAGCCATAATTTGTGGAGATTTTAATTGACGGGTCTAGATGTTCCAGATACTTCAAGTATTTTGTAACTGTACTAGAATAACCACCAATCTTGATGTGAACGTGTAGGAATTTTGAAGCAACCAAATCGAAAGCAACTTCTCCTCTTTTGGCTGACCTTGCGTTCTTGATATGGACTGCAAACAAATAGTAATCAGTTCCTACTAATCTAAAGACTGCGTAATTTGTTCCGTCTCCGTTTGGAGCTTCTAGTATTTTCTCATAGTCCCACCAAGCACGATTCAAACCTGTTGTGTGAGCAATGTCTAATCTGTAACCACCACTCGCTTTGTGCGTTGCTGTATAAAGTCCTCCTCCAATAACAAACTCTTTGAGATAACTATTTCCAAGATAACTCATAGATAGTATTTAAGAATAAAAATAACCTGCATTAGAACTAAAAAATATATTCCTGCGATTATGATTAAGTCTCTAATTCTGTTCATTTTTTATCACCTCAAATTCATCTGTATAGAACACATAATTGACTACTCGGTCGAAGTACATCTCATAACTCACCAAACAACCGTACTTGTATTTCCCACTTGGCAAAGTCGAAGGAATCTCAGTCGCTTGAATGTAATCTCTAGTTCCTTTTGGCTGATTACTAACTGTCGATGGTGTCCGAAATAATATTCCATCTTCAAAGAAGCAAGATAGAACTCCTTGTCTGTCCGAAAGTTTCTCGAATTGAACGTGGTATCTTAATAATTCGCCATCTTCAATAACTTTGTCTTCGACTAGGTAAATTCCGTTTCCCAATAGGTCTTCGCTCTTGAATCTCACAAGCTCAAACGGGTAGAGTGTTAAAGCTCCATAAGTCAGAAGAAGTCCTAGCGTCCAAACTATAACAAACATCGATAGATGGTCGATTAGTTTTCGTTGATTAAATTCGCACTTAATTTTTCTCATTATTTTCATTTTATCACGCTAGAAGTAATTGCAATTACAACCGCTGTTAATATAATACTGACAACTCCGTATACTAGCTTCTGAATTGTCGAAAGGTCTTTGTTCATCAACTTGATGTCTGTTTTTGTTTCACTTAAATCTTTTGATAACAAGACCAGCTCCTTCCGTATAGCTCTTATGTCATCTGTGTTTTCTTTGATTTCTGTCTTGTTCGTCATTCATCTTTGTTTTGAATAATTTAATCGTGTCCAAGAACTATTAGTTCTGAACCTATATTCAAATCACCACCACCTGTGTTGAGAATATCTATTCTATTGATTTGTGAATTATTAACCCATTTACCTAACATTTCTCTACGACTAATCGCATTCCCTGCACCTGCTGTACCTTGACTTAGAATATGTCCTATTGCTAGCTTTTCTTGGTTGGCATAGTTGATTATTTCAAACTCTGCGAACTGTGGGAAAGTTGGTGAGCCAATGTGTGTTTGTATGTTGCTAACAGACCATTGCGAAACATCTGTACCACCATTATCATTATATATTCTTGCATAATTGTTACCTGTGTCGTTGTTAAAAATCATCGAACCATTGATAGTTCCGCCAGTAGCAAGTAGTCGGACAATCAGTTTTAAATAGTTTCTAGCTGGTAACCCAGAAACCGTTATTGCGTCCCCAGCACTTGTTAAAGTAGTTCTTCCTATTTCTTGCCACCAACTTAAATCTAGTTCTGACATTACATTTCTATTGTCTACTTGTAAACTTCCACCTAATGTTGTGTCGTATAACGCTTTTATAGCAACTCCGTCAGAATGATAATGAATCAAAGGTATTCCTTTGTTCAGAGTAATCTCTACTAGCTGTTGTGTTAACTTGTCGTAAACTCTAACTTCTATATTATATGATTTTTCTGCGTCAAATCCACCTGCACCTAAATCTCCATTGATATACTCGGCATAAGTTATTGCTCCAGCAGAATCAACCGCAACATCGCTTGTTATTTCAATCCAAGATTGTGCCGACCAAGCTTCTGTCGTTTCTTTATAGCGATAATGTGCGGTTATGTCGTTAAGAACTCCACTTCCTGTGTCTGTCCCAGTATCAAAATACTTATTCCAAAGTGTGCCATCAAAACTCAAGGTAGTTAATGCATCTACATTATTATCTCTTGTCGCTACTACATTTGATATTACAATAGGTGTTGGTGTCGACATATAAGTAAAAGTGTCTGGAACTACGGTACTTAGATTTCTACTGTCAATCGCTGTAACACTAAATTCGTTCAGAATCACATTGCTTATATCAAGGTCGACCGTATCACCTGAACTGTAGTTTTCTTCTACCTGCAAAACCCCGCTTACTAGCCTGTATTTGATGCCTGTTGCCGAATTCTGTGCAACCATTTTGTTACCAGTAACTATTCTAGCTCTAGCATCTGAGAATCCGCTAATTATCTTATCAGTCCCACCGAGTAAGGTCTCCGTACTAGAAGTAACTAGAGTATTGTCATACTTGTCTTTTACCACAATATTCTTGTCTATGTTCAGTAATTCGTAAGTAGTAAAGACAGGTTTGTTCGCAACTAAATCAATAGAAGCTGTTCCACTCTTGTCGGTAAAAGTACCGATTAGTGTTGTATAACCTGAATCGCTATACGAGTATAGCTTGATGTTCATCGGACAACTTGTTGCGGTTGGAATCTCTGCGTACATTGCAGAATTTTCTCCTGCGTCTGGCTCTATTGTAAAATTTGTAACTTGTCCAATATTCTCTGTCTTTATCAATTCAGAATTGACGTAAAGTTCATACTTTAAATAAGCATTTAACGGATTTACTATCGTTAATGGAATATCGTTCTCAATCTCGAAACTCACATTATTACTAATTGTTGCCATTCCTGAATAATCAATTACTAATTTTGGGTCTCGTGAAGTTCCTGTATAATCTGAGGTCTGTGATGCAATGTATGAAAGGAGTTGAGACCCACCTGCTCCAGGAATTGTTGGTTCAACACCAGTAGCATCTCTGGTTGACCGAGTTCCCAATTTAGTGATTCCTCCAATCGTTATTGGTATTCCTGCAAAATTGTTATAGCTACCCACAGTCCAACTTGTATAACTAATATTGGTTGACAATTCTGTTGTTCCGAGTGTTCCATAATCACTAGCTATTAAATCCGTGTTACTGCTCGGATTAGAAGAGTATATTTGACAACCTATATTTACAGTAGGAAAGTCGTTATACTTGTCCGTACCATATAGTCCTAATGCTGTACTATTTACCGCTATGCCATTTGCAAGGCTACTGGTATCAAATAGAAAGATAGACCGAGCAAGAAAATGCCATTTTCTGTAATACTGATGCCACGCATGACCTGCAACCACAGTTGTTGGACTTGAGCTACTTGATGCTGTACCTGCACCGCTTCTTATCTCGGACCAGCTAGTGCCACTATCGGGGGCTAGTTCTCTTCTTACTTCGCCGTCAACGGTTGTTGTTTCTGGGTGTGCATTCGGATAAACAGTCAAGGTATCAAAACCAAGATTCAGGCTGGGAAATAAGCGGTTGGATAATAAATCCCAAGCGTGGAATATCTGCCAAATAGGTTTCAATCCATAGTAAAGTCTGTTAGCAAATTTTGCTCTAGTCCTAAACTCCGCCACTATATTTTCTCCGTTTCGCCAATATATAGCGTTTGGTTCTATCTTTATAATTTTATTCCTTCCTACATCGCTTCTATCTCCATGTATCCTAAAAAACCTGCGTCCAAACCAACTATTGGCAAAGGTTAGTAACCATTTCTGATTATCTTTGAACCATTTCTTGTAAAAAACAATCTCGTTCATTTAATCATTGATAACAACTAAAGCTCCTGTGTTTACAGGAATGAAACGCAAAGATTTCTCGGCATCTTCATATCTTTGTATCGTCAATTCTGTTTGTGCAATCAATCTGGTAATTATTCCACTATCTTTTGAAACTAAAAGCACAACCTTACCTCCTGCGGTATCATAGACTGCTAACTTTGTATTATCTAGCAAAGAACGGAAAGTATCTGTTAACGATGTAATCGAGAATCCTTCTCTATCGAATCTGAAATTTGTTCCATAAAGTTCATTGGGTGCTTGAATCCAACCATTCACATCACCTAATTTGACAACCATGTCAGACAAGGTGATTGAATCTCCTGTTAAATTCTCAAACTGCACAATTGTAGATACCGAAGTCGTAACAAATGTTTGCTTAAAAACCGTCCACGAAGCTGATTCCGGAATTGTTATCACGTCTTGACCAGTAATAGTTAGTGTTGCGTCATCATTGCTTTTGTATCGGAAATAAACAGTATAGGTTTCATCTAAGATGGTAGCAAACTGTTGTTTAATAAATTGGTCGTTTAGTTGAATCCCGCTACCAGATTCGCTATTTATTTTCAAATCAGTATCATTGATAATCGTACCCGAGTTCCTAGCATCTACTGGTTCACCATTTTCATCTAAATCTTGCCATTCCTTGATGTCTCCTTTTAATCCAACAGAGTTCCTGAGCAGATTAGTTCCTCCCAATCCTTGTACGCTAAATTCTAACGCATCGACTGTTTGTTGAAGCTCTGTAATTTGTAGCTGTTGCGTTTCTGTTAATGCTTCTAAATCTGCAACAGTTTGAGTAATCTCTCCAATCGTGATAGCCATACTCGCTAATCCTGAAATATCTTGAGTAATAATTTCAATTTCTCCTGTTTGTTTGTCGACTTTAATCTCTGTGTTCTTGATAACTTGTCCGACTACTCCCGCATAAGCCAAATTCGTGTAAGTCTTATCAGGTGATAAGCATTTCAAAGTCTCTCTCAAGCTTCCGTCCATTACTACCTCGTATTCCATCACAACTGTGTGATGTCCTGTTCCTGCTGAATTAGGAACTGAAATTCTGTCTCCTACTTCGAAGTAACCAAGTCCAACCGTCTTTGCTTCGCATGGGTAGAAGTTAAGTCCTAGTAGTTCAGCGAATATTACTGGCAAGTAAGTTTCTCTGTCCGAATCGATTAAATAGTTATTCACAATTCGTAATTCTTTGATACCATTCAATGCAATGTTAGCGTCATCTTTTACTAGAATATTGTCCTCCTGTGGCATTCTACTAGCAACCAACTGGTTAATGTCTGTGTATTCTGGCTCTAGCTTGATTGAGAACATATCAGCAAGTCCAAGTGTTTCCTCTAATGTTGAAATCTCAACTTGTCTGAAATGCAGTTCATCATCTCCTGAAAAGTAAATCGTACTTCCAGAAGCTTCAGCAACTTGGTCTAATATCTGTCGATAAGTTAGTTTTGATTCTGAGAAAAGTTCAGAAGCAATTTCTAAATCATCGTTTGGAAAACTTGTTGCGTTCAAAATCCAACCTAATTCTGTACAAATCGCACTTACCAAATCCATTAAATCAATCGGGTAGGTCGGAGTTAGTGAGTACTGTTCGTTTGCCAAATACATCAAGTCAAAACCTTTAGCGACTGTTTCTCCTGTTACTTGATTTGTTTCCTCACTCGTAATAATGAAACTTCCATAATCAATAAACTCGTTTATTAATGGTGTGAATTGAGTAACCGATTCAACAGTCAAAACTGTATCACTTGCTTCCGTTTGCCACATTCCTGCAAGTATATCTATTCTTAATGCTGTTATAGCAAACGGTGTTACCACGTCTCCGACAGTAGTCCATTCAGTCCCATTACTTGTGTCGAAGTAAATAGTTCCGTCAAGCTCTCTGATTCTGAATCCAACTTCATCGCTATAAGCAATCGTGTCAATTGTAGTCGCACTTCCGCCGACTTTGTACCTGATGATTATGTTTCCTCCTCCTATTGCAAACTCGAAGTAATTGTTGTCATCTAGATACAACTTCAATGGGTACACTTCCCAACTTTCAATCGCTGTATTTCCTACATCTACACCTTCAACCAAAATACTGCTCTCGGTTAAATCTATCGTATTGTCTGATAAAACTCCTGTGTATTCTGGACTAGCTCCTTCAACAGATATAATCAATTCATTATTGATTGTAACTCCTGTTCCAAAAGAACTCCAAACATCTGTGTCTAGCTCATCTCCTGTAAAAGTGTCTATCGTTGTTGTAATTTCTGGAGTTAATTCTACTCCGATTGCTGGTATAACATTATTACCTAACATCGAGTGAGTTCCTAAGTATCTAATCTCGCATTGACGCATTACGCTCCTTAAAAGTCCGCTAGAGGTCGAAATTTTAATACTCTTGAGGTCGTCTGATTGGGTGAGTAAATCATCTCCGTTTGCTACTCTACTAAATAGTTTTCTCGTCTGTGCTTTGACTGCTGTTTTAAAATCGTTGCTTACTGTTATCAAGTCATTTTGCTAAATGGAATTAAACTAACACTAAATGGCTCGTAAAGCTCTTTAGTTTTATCAAACAATGGTGTCGAATAATCTCCTGCGTAATAAGTTCCACTTTTAAGAGTTTCCGTTCCCGAGTTCCACCATTGTAAAGTAAAAGAAGCTTGGTCTAATAATAAGACTAAGGCTTTCAATTCATCTGCTGTTAAATAACCGAACTCGACTACAATCTTTGGGAATATTCCAACAAATGTTGCTCTCAAGTCTCCTGCCATATTCCTATCAGCGTCTGTCCAAAGTTTATTCCTTTCAACCTTATAAGACTTAACTTTTGTCAAAGTTGTTCCGTCTATTTTAAGTAATGTTGTTATAGCCATTTTAGATTCTTAATACTTGAGTATTGCTAGACATTGTTTTGTTGTTTATAAAGTCTATAAAGTTGTTATAAATTTCATCTTCTCCAATCTTCACTACAATAGTGTTTCCTCCACCACCTATTCTTTCTGCAAGTTTATCTATCCAACCTGTGTTGTTCTCTAATGGCATTACAACTTCAGCTCCTGATTCTCCTATCATTGCCATAGTCGGTGCTGTTACTACTCCACCTCGTGCAAGTCTTGGAATATTAGGTATCGAAAAACCTACATTTCCCAATCCTGTCCAATCTGGTAGTTTAAAATTATTCAGCTTCTGGAAGAACTTGTTTAGCATATCAATCATTTTGTTAATTCCACTTTTAACTCCGCTCTCAACACTTGACCATATATTCACAATTCCGTCTTTGACACCGTAGAAGGCGTTTGTAACTCGATTTTTTATATCCTCTACCTTGTTTACAAGATAATCTCGCATAATAGCGAAACCTGCTTTTAGGTTGTTTATAAAGTTAGAAGCGATATTCCAAGCCCAATTAAAAGCATTTACTAAAGTATTTCCAATTCTACTTGCTAAATCTGTAATCCAGTTTCCAACAGTTTTTATATAGTTCGGAATTTGTTTCAAGAACTCTATAAATTTCTTCCCAATATCCCAAACCATTTTGAACGAGTTTAGCCAGTTAATAAATCCTTCGATTAGCCATTTAATAACGAATCCAATTACATCAATAGCGGGAGATAATCCTTTTAACATAATGTCAATTATGCTCATAATCGCAACTATGAAAGCTCCGACTATTACTGCAACAATTTTTCCAATCACCTCTAAAATAGGTTTTAATGCGTTCCAAAGCTTTTCTATTGTCGGAAGCAATCCAATAAAAGCGTTCTTTAGACTTTCCCAAGCTTTCAGTAATGAATCTTTAATGCTACTTGCCAACTTCTTAATTGTGTCTATAAAAAGAATTACAAAAGGATTCTGCATTAGTTCAGCAAATTTTAATTTCACGCTTTCAACGAAAGCAATGATTTTATCTCTGCTTTCCCATATCCACTCAACCGCAAGACCAATTAACCCGAAAAGTACTACTTTCCAATGTTCTGTTATAAAATCCCAAATCGGTCGTAATGGTTCTAGAAACTCTAAAATCTTTTCTTTCATTGCTCTAAATTTTTCTGTAATCTCCTCTGCTTTTGCGTTTACTAAGTCGGCAGTTTTGTTTATATCTTCAATATCAACTAAACCTCCTCCTCCTAATCCTCCTGCTCCACCTACTGCTCCTGCTCCTCCTGCTTCTGTTCCTGCGTCTGGTGTTTTTAATACGTTTAACTCGTCAAATCCTGCTAATCCTGCAAGTTCTTTCTTCAACGCCTTTGCGTCTTTACTTGCGTCTTTCATTGCTCCGCCTGTGTTCGCTACACTTCCTCCTAACTTATCACTAGCTTTCAAATTCTTTAACGAGAAACTCGCTAGATTGTTAAAGTTCTTTCCAACTACTGGTAATTTAGAAAGTAATGCTCCAATAACTCGAATCACTACTACGATATACCCAGCAACAGATGTTGCCCAGTTTCTAATAGTTAATCCTAAATCTACAAAACCGTCTTCCGCACTAAATAAACTTGCTCTGATTGCATTAAATAATTGCAAGATTCCAGAACTCGCTGTCCTTAAAATCGGCTCTAAAGCACTTCCTATAATTTCTGATATATTTCTTATGACTTCTCCGATAGAAGCAATTATCTTTCCTGAGGTTTCGTATGTTAAAGCGTATGCTCCGAAAGACTTTCCTGCTTCTCTCATTACAATATCCATTCTCGCTTGTGCTTGTTCTTGTGCCGACAACTCTTTTCCGTATTCGTTGTATTCAATCCTTAAATTAGCTATTCCTGCCAACATCTCTCTGACTGCTTGTGTTTGTTCTCCTGTGTTTATGAATCTAGTTATCTCTTTAATCGCTTCTCCAGAACCTACTCCTGCAACTGCTCCCAAATCTTTAACGCTTAATACTAAAGCATTAACTCCTGTTGCTGTTTCTCCTGTTCTTGCGTCTACTGCTTTTAATCCATCAGCCATCTGAACTAATCCAGACAATGCAAGATTCCTTATAACAGAATCCGCTATTGAGCCATAAGTGTTAGCTTCTACTAACTGCTGATTCAGTCCTTTTAATTGTTCTGTTGTTATTCCTGCGTTCTTTGCTACAACTTGAGTTGCCACTCCTAATCTTGAAAAGCTACTTCCGTTCTTTATAATAGTCGAACCAACATTTCTTAATGTTCCTCCTATTGCTCCGATTGTTCTTCCCAAAACTGCTGTCGCAACATTAGCTTTCAAAATTGAGCCGACTAAATTTCCTCCCATAGATTTACCAATCTTTCCAGTTTCACCTTGTAGCGATTCTAGTTGCTTAGTTACCTTTCCCAATACTTCAGAAAACTGTTTCGAATCTGCACTAATTTTGACTGATAACTGTTCGACTGTTACTGCCATTTAATTTCTGTTAACATTTTTAATAAATCCTCCCATTATTATAGTATTTCGTCTTGCTATTCTTTCCATCTCTTTATCGTCCTTCGCCTTTTCTTCTTCTTTTGCTAGAAATGGTTTCTTTGGATACTTCTTCGGGTCGTGATAGCTAAATGCTAAATACTTCCCAAGTACCCACAAGTTATAATCCATCTCAATCATACTTGCCTCTTTTTTTCTCTGATACGCTTCCAGATACTTTTTAAAATCTGTCGGCGTTGTGTTCCAATATTCTTCTAATTTAAATCCAATCTCTATTGCTGTGGTTTCATACTCTAACCATTGGCTCTTGAAAGTTACACTTTTATTTCTTTGTTTAGTGTCTCCTTGAGGCTGTCCAAGTTTAGAGTTCGTGGTAAAAAACCGCCATTCTTTAACGCCTCAATTATCTCTACATAAAGTGCAACCATATCTCCTGTCTGAAAGTATTCCTCTAACAAGGTATAGGTTTCGTCTTCATTCTTATCCAGACCTTTGCTAACTAACAGAACTATATTCCTCATTGAGAACTCGCCAACTATTTCCGTTATTGGTCTTTTAGTTACATCTTCTATTGAAGCTATTGTTCTCGGTGTGTATTTTAGTTCCATAATCTTTTTTAAAAAATATAATTAGCATAGGACTGGAGTTTCCTCCAGTCTTTTGAGTTAAGCACTAACTTCAGTAGCTGTGTAAGTAGGTGCTCCACTAATTCTGATTGAACCAGTGAAACCTCTTACGCCATCAACTGTTGATTCTGCCTCTTTCCAAGACTTAACAAATCCTGAGAAAGTCCATTTGCTACCGCTTGTGAATTCGATTTCCCAATTGGAGACTGTTTGAGCCTCTGCCAAAGCTAACATATCTTCCATATTGGTTTCTGATTTCACGAAACCTGCAAGTGAGACTTCACCAGCGTCTTTGCTTCCTGCTATAAACTCTTTGTAACCACCTGTTGAATCAAGTGTAGTTACATCAATTTCATCGCTTTCTACTCCTACTTCTCCAATAGAAGTTAGGTCTGCGATTGGTACAGGAGTACCGTCTGGGTCGAGTGTTAGTGTTGTTCCTAAACTTTTTAATGCACTCATAATTTTAAGATAAATAAGTAAACCTTAATGCTAAATGAGAACGACCGTCTGGCTCTACTAAATCGAAACAGTCTGTCATTATATAGTCGTTGCTCCTTAACATACTTTCGACTTCTGCTAACATTGAGCTAGTTTCACTAGCCGTATTTGCGAATAAGTCTACATTGAATAGTATTTGTTGGTATCCAATTTCTCTCTCTAAAGTTGGCTCTATTGAATGTTGTGCAACCATAAAAGTTACACAAGGAAACTCTGCTAGAACTTCTGGTCTTGTTTGATAGACCGTATATTCTAGTGTCGATAATAAATCGTATATTTCCTTTTTTACATTATTCATATTCCGTATTTTTCCATTTTGTTTTGTATAAACTTCTTCATATCTTCTTTGATTTCAGCGTCTAAATCTAATACAGAAGCTCTTAAAAAACCTCTACCGTTATTAGATGGTGGCATAAATTTAGTTCCAAATTCTTGATAGACCGCATACTCTGTATTAGTGTAAACAAGTCCGCCATTTTTATAGCTTCCACCTTTGTAAGGTTTTCGCATTATGCTATCTTTCAATCTTCCACCAATATAGCCTTTAATTCCTGTGCTTTCTGGTGTTCCGACTGGTGCATAATCTTTGGCTTTCCGTTGAACTTTTACAGTTGCGTGATTAAACGCTTCTGATAAATCCAACTTCTCTATGTTTTTGAATTTGTTAATCGTTTTGCCTAAACCGACAATTCCGATTGTGAACTTTGCCATTTTTTCGCTATCAATAAGTTATGAGAATCAAAAGGAATACTCCTTATGACAATATACAAGACATCTAAATATGAGAGTATAGCTCCATTGGAGATTGCTTCGTGGGTACTTATAACTGCGTCTATGTCTTCTTTGATTCCATATTCTTCACGAACTTCGTCAAGTTTATCGAATCTGACATTAGCTAAAAAAGTTTCGTCTGTTTCTACGACTGTTCGATAAGCAAATCCTTCGTTATCAACTGTGTTGGTAACTGCGTAAATCGTTATCTCTTTGTCGTAAAAGACTTCAGCTATTTTATTTTTAAAGTTATCTGGTATCTGCAACTATCGTTGGTAATCTATACTTCTCTAACATCTTTAGAGAGTTAGAAAACACTTCCGAATCGCTACTGTTTAAAAAATCCGCCATCTTATCCGAATAGTGAACTGTTTGTCCGTTATCCGAAATACTTGTTATCTCTTTAGTATTACTTCCTGCTACTGTCGAATTTCTGTAAGCACTTACAACTACCTGAGCCAAAACTCTTTCAAGTTCTTCAGGTAGAATTGCAGGTGCGTCTGCTTCCGTATAATAGAAATCTGTTACATCTTCGTCATCTAGCTGAAGTCTATTCATAAAGATTAATGCTCTATCAATTACTGAATCCACAACAAAGTCGAGTAAACCTCCTTCTTCTATTGTTGAATCTAATATAGCAACATAACTTTTAATGGTTGTTTTTTGTGTAGCTAATTCTTCCATATTTTCAGGTAATTAAAATTAAGCACTAAGTTCTGATACAACTGTTCCGTACATAATCAAGTCTTCCATTACAGCTTTAGTTCCATAGTTGAAAAACAACTGCATAGCTGTTTCGTTACTTAAAGGAATTTCTGCTGTTTTGAAATCAACGATTGCAACTGGTTGAGCAACTGCTCCTTTCATCATTGCAATAGCGTCTTCTGTCTGTCTGTGATTCGAGTAAACTTCTACACCGTGAAAAGTTGGTGTTGCTACTCCTGCTGGATTTGGAAGTGTATCAATATAGCTCTCTAATAGTCCGTAAACTTCAGGAGTTAGAGAAAGTGCAATCAATCCTCTGTCTACACCATCAACATTGTCGTTGGTTACAGTTTCAACTGCTTGTATTAGAGTTTCGATTTGTGCAGAAATATTTGCTCCACCTGATAAATCAACTTGTGTACCTTCTCCTTCTGCTTCTGCGAAGAAAGCTCTATCTAAATGAGCTGTCATTGAAAGAGAAAAAGATGTTGCCTGTCTGTCTACCATTGCTGGAATACCAAACTGTTCCACATCGAATGTGTTTACCTCTTTGACGATTTCTTTTCTTTGGTCAAGATTAACTGTTACTCCGTTGTTGATTATTTTATCTCCTTCTCCCAATCCTCTAGCTGTTCCATAGGCTTTCACCAATGAAGATTCAAGTCGTCTTGCAACAACTGAGCCTGAAGCTGGGTTTCCTGAGATGTTTGTGTTCTTCAGTCTGACTGAGACTGCACCTTTTTGGACTTGGTCGATTAAATTAGCATAGCTTTCAGTTAACAGTTCTGGTGTCGCTCCATCAGCTTGAAAAATGCTAATTGCATTTGTATGTGCCATTTTTGTAAGTTGTCAAAATTAATTAAAAAGTCGAAATGACTTTTGTTATTTTCTTTTGAGCCTTACTGGTAAAATCTTTTGGAGCATTTCCTTTGAGTTGGTCTGCGATTGCTTCGTTTAATGAAGTTGTCCAAGATTCGTTCAATTGTTTAATCCTTTCAAACATCTTTTCTTTATCCTCATTAATTACAAATTCTGCAAACTTGATTGGCATTTTCAATTCATCTAGTTTCGCTATTGCGTCTAGCTTGTTTTCTCTCAATTGAATTTCCCGCTCTTTACTCTCTAGATACTCTCGCTGTTTTTCAGTAAGCTCTTTTTGCTTTTCCTCTTGAGATAGAGTTGCTAAGCGTTCGGCTTCTCTTTTTGCCTCTTCTACCGCTCTTTGTTTTTCCGACTCAGCTTTTGATTTTTCCTCAGCTAGTCGCTCTTGTAGCACTTTATTTAATTCCTCTTGAGTAAAAGACTTGCCACCTTTTTTTTCCTCTTTTTGCGGGGCTTCTGGTGTTTCAGCCTTTTGAGTTATTTTCTCTTTTTCCATTAAAGATGTATAAAAGATTAACGATTTTACGCTTCTCAGCTATCTAATTAAGTGTATCATTTTTCTGACCAACCGTAAAATTCTTTAGCAACCTTTTTGATTGCATCATAACTTGCGTAGTCTTTAGGCATTGATGTCATTATCCTATCAACTTCTTTTTTCAACGCTTCTCCTTTTAATTTTCCAACCATGTTCATTTCTGCATTCCAATCATAATCTCCTCTTATGTCTGTTTTGTCGTATTGATTTTTCATCGCTTTCTCCCATTTAACTTTCCTTGTGTCTTTTAAATCAACTGGAAATCCTTCTTCGTTTTTAATGAATACAGATACCCACCTCTCACCTAATTTTTCTGTTATTTCTACCTTTGAAGTATCAGGCGTAAAGTAATGAACATCTCTACTGTTCTTGTGTGGTCTTGCTGTTATGAAATCATTGTCTGGTAATATCTTATCTCTGTGTTGTAAAGAATCCAAATCAAACTGCTCGTATGGTAAATTCGTCTGCTTCATTGGTCTTGTTCTCTCGAAATGAGTTTCGTCTGGTAATAACCAAATCGGTGTGCTTCTACAATTCGGGTGCAATGGCGGATAGTTTACTCCTACTTTAATCTCGTCTTTCCTAAATACTCGACCGTTCCTGCTTCTACAAATGTCTGAAGTTCTTCCGTCCATTACTGCATAATATTCGTATCTCTCGTAAATGTTATTAGCGTCTAGTTCTGCTTGATTGTATAAATAGTTTCCTTCTGTTCTCACAAGTCTTTGAGCTTCGTAATTTTGTACTCCAAATTGTTCTTTTATTCTTCTCGCTATTTTAGAATCACTTTCTCCTGTTGCCAATCCTGCTCCAATTATTAAAGGAACTTCACTTGCGAAAATCCTTTTGTTCTCCCAAATCCTGTCTGAAAAATTTTTACCGCTCCAATCTGATTTAATAACCTCTTCTACTACTTTGTTATCTAAAATATCTAGACTTCCTTTAACTCCTATATCTACATAATCTTTACTCGCTTGATAGTGTGCTTCTCTATAAGTGTTTCCTAATAAATTTCCAATCTGTCTTGTTTCCTCAGGTGCTATTTGTGCAATGCTCCAATAATTCTGTTGGTATAAAGCTTGTAATCTATTAATAATTCTTATCTGGTTTTCTGAATAGACTTCTTCTAGCTGAATATCAAACTTCGATAGTTTCTTCCTCAACAAATCTATGTGAAGTTTTTCTTCAGTCTTTGTTAGCTTCTCAAAGAATCCACCTTTCTTGTAAATCTTATCCAAGTCTTTTAAGATTTCTCTCTCTACTCTTTTATAAATCGGTAACGTATCTATATCCAAAAACCTTTCAGCCCTGACCATTCTTTTGACAGTTCTATCTCGCCAGTAATTTTTATTTCTCCTTAATTGTGCTTCTGTCATTTAACTGGAAACTCTGTTGGATTTATAGTTCCGAAATTCATATCTGGTTTAATTCCTACTTCCACATCTTCGTTCTCTGCTGTTTCTATTTCCTCTTTAACATCATCTATGAAACTTAATTCAGATAATAGAGTAGCTTTGCTTACTAATCCTGATAAGTTATTCACCATCTGTGAAGTTTCAAAATCATTTCTTGGTAGGTTTCTCTTGAAGATTACATCTACTTCGTGTGTTTCTATCAAAGGCATTGCTTTCAAATTAGCTAGATAGTTATTATATTTTCTAAACCTACTTTTTAATCCTGCTTCAAACGACCTTTCTTTTCCTGATATGTTTTGCTCGAATGCTAAAAGTTTATATCTAATAGCTACTCCACTTGCATTTCCTACGAAGTTTTCGTCAGACATATTAGGTGTCATCGAAATCTTGTGTATATCTTGCTCTAAAACTCTCCTCAATGTGTCTGCATCTAATTCGTTCAGTTGTTTGGTTAAATACTCCACTTTCGAATCTACTGGTAAATTTGCCATCATTCTACTAGCCTTCATCAATTCTTTTTGCTCTGGTGTTATCTGCATTCCATAAATCAAAAGAAGTGCGTCTACTAATTGCTCTTTATCGTTTACTCTGTCTGACTGCAAAGTATTATAAGCGTCTATCAAAGAAATTACTTGTTCATAATCTCCTTGTTCGTCTGAATTGTTTTGATACTTGATGATAGGAACTTCTCCAAAGTAATGTGGGTCTATTGTATTTAGTGCAATTCTTCCTTTCTGTGTATAGTTATACACAAAATTATCGTCATAAACCAAAATGTCTTCAAACTCTCCTCTTTTCTCTGCTCGTTTGTAAATAATTCCGAATACTATTTTGTGTTCTATTGAATCATCGTAAACAAGTGCGCAATTTCTTACATCAATATCTTTACTTCTTGGTGAGTTATCCACATTGTAGACTAATTCGTATTGTCTTCCAAATATAGAAACGTCTTTAGCTATCTCTCTGTCTAAATCAGTTATAACTTGTTTGTTATATTCTTCTAATAATGGGTCTAAATTAAACTCTTTACTTGCTTTATAGGTAACAGGATTTCCCAATAAATAACCTACATTAACATCTGTTATATATTTTGCGTGATTCACAATAACCTTATTGTTACTTTGTGCCTCAGCTTTAGTTCTATACTTGATGATGTGTTCTCCTAAGTAGTAGTTTTCTAAATTACTTAATCTTGATTTGTCCTTATCGTTATAGGCTATTGCTTCTTCGATAAGTTCTGGAGTTAGCTCCGTTCCTGCTTTAACTGTGAACATTTTGAGAAAGGTAATAATTATATTATAGCAATTCCACGTTAATTGAAGAATTGAATCTCGCTGTTTCTTATTAGCTTGTGCAACGCTACATATCTTGAAGCGTCTAGTGCGTGATTGAAATCATCTATCGGCTCGTTCGTACTTTTACCGTCTTTTCCTTCTTTCCATTTATATTTCCTAGCTTCTGAATCCGTATTAATACTCCTCGCAGTTACTTTAACAACGTAATCTCTCAAGATACTAATTCCAAATCTTATAGAATCGTTGGACTTATTTGCTTTCTTAATATTGAATCCTGCTCTCCTTATTGCTTCAATTGCTTTTGCGTCTGCTGGGTCTGCGTATATCTCTACATTCTTGTCTAGTCCTTGCATTTTATCTATAAGTTCTGAATCTAATAATCCAGTTTGGTAGATTAGTTCGTCTATGATTACTTCCTTGTTATACATATAAACATCAACCAAAGCTGTTGGTGAATTACTAAATCCAAAGTCCAATCCTCTCGCTAATAGTTTAGCGTCTTCTGGTACTGCTTCAATGGTACTCCAATTATAAACGACACCTTGCAGTTTAGCTTTATTTCCTAGTCCATAGACTTGCCACATATAGTCGTCTGCTGTTCCTGCTTTCTCATTTTCTGGTGTTGGCTCGTAACTTTTAATCTTGTCTATGATATTCTTCGACAAAAAAGGATTATCAAGCATTGTGGACTTTAAGAATTTTACATCATCTCTTTTGTTTAAATCATAAACCCAATGCTGGTCGTCATAAGGATTGAAGTCTATTAATATTTTTCGAGTTGTACGCATTTCTAACTGGTCGAAAGCTTTCCTTGCGACCTCCATTACCTCATTAATCCAAACATAATCTTGTTTTCTTCCGTGTAATTTAGCTGGGTAATCTAATCCAAAGAAAGCAAACTCTGTATTTCCAACCATATAGACTTGGTCTTGTCTGTTAGGATTTATTTCTGGATAGACTGGTATCTTATAAGTGTTTGTTATTTCCTCAAAGTCTTTTAAAAGTGTTCCTCTAATCCAACTCAACTTATCTCTAACAATCGTTATTGTTATTTTTTCTCCGTTTAATGCTTTGATTAAAAAGAATAGGAATATCTGCCAAGTTTTACCAGACCTTGAGCCACCTTGATTTACTATTATCTTATAGTCCTTCTCCGCTTCCAGTATCTTTTGGAGAACTATCGTTGCTGGTATTTCCATTTATTATTTTGACTGTGTAGTTTAATGGCTCGTTGCCTGAAGTAACATCAAGTCTTTGTTTTATACTGTACTCATTTTGGTATCTTCTCTCTAATAGCCAAGCAGACGACTGCCAAGTCTTGTTTCCACTTACTTTCTGAATATGAAATCTCTTAAAGTACATCTCCGCTTTTTTATCTGCCTCAGAAAACTCAACGTACCTGTTCTTCCATTTGTAAATAGTATCTTCTGCAATCGGTGTTAAAGCACACGAATCTTGTATGGTGCCACCTTCGATTCTGTAAGTCAGGAATAGATAAAGAGGTTCATTCTCGTATTGCTTTTTCTTTGACAAATATTCAGCAACTGTACTTTCTAGAAAGAATTTAACTATCTCTTTATTGTATTTTGTTTTTCTCATTGTTTGAAATTATGTCCACATTTAGGACAAGTAATTAATTTATCTTCTTTTTCGCTTTGAGATTCATCGTAATTACTTTGAAATTCGTCCCAATTAAAGTCAAACATTTTTATATAGTCATTTATCTGTTCTTCGTCATATCCAAACAGTTCCTGAAGCTCTGTAACATCTTCTCCTTGCTTAACCATTTCTCCAATAATACTAGCTACCATTAATTCATCAACAGGAACTTTCTTCTGCTCTTTAATAACCGTAATTGCTCTTGCTAGTTTATCGCTTATAGTTCCTAAATTGTTTATTCTTATTTCTTTGAAGTCCAATTCGTTACAAGCTTTCCATCTGTGAAATCCGTCTAGTATCTCATAGTTATCTTTCGATAACTCTCTAACGGTAATTGCTTCGAACAAACCTTTCTTCTCAATCTCTGCTTTTATTTCCTCATATCTTTGTTTATTCTCTGTATTATCTTCAATACTTTCTTTAGGATTCCAAGTGTTAGGTCTTACTGCATTAATATCTACTATTAAATCTGTTCCTATTATTTTTTGCATTTTATTAATTAATAATTAATTCTATTTAGTCCCATTCTACACCTTTTTTTTTCCAAAGCTCGGTTATAAGCTTCTCCTCTTTTAATATTTTTTCTGTGTTGTGCTTCCTGCCTCTTTCAACACTAGACCTTGTAATGTAAACCGACAACGGACTTTTGTTTTTAACATCAATTACGTTTCCCCATATAGGACCAGACTTCCATTTTATTGAATCGGCAGAATAACAAGGAAACGTTTTTAAAACTTTTGTACTTGTTAATCCTAAGATATGAGTTTTGTGCGTATTTTTTACTATGCTATAAACTTTGTTCAACCAATTAATCCTACTCTTTAAGCTAACATCGTTGGCAGGTGATATTCCTATATAGTTCGATGTTTTCATTACTTCTCTCAACCATTTAAAATCCTCGTGTTGATGAAAAGTATGTATTGTTTCAATTC